AGACTAAAGCCTTTTTTGTCTTCGGCGTAATCAATGCACCATCCTGAGTCTTTCCATACTTTTAAAGTGTTTGCGGCGTCACCATTTCTGTAAATCGCCCGCGTTCTAATGTATTCTCCAAAATCTTGAATTGGATACCCAAGGTTTGACAATACCTCTTGAACTTTACCAGCTTCATAGGTTTTGAATTGTTTTGTTTCAGAAGTCTGTGGCATCTGATTGAGACTGAGATTTATGGAGGTTGCCGAATTGGCTTTTCTTTTTGACAATATCGCGCAAGTCGCCACATTCTTCAACTAAAAAGTTTGCTATCTTTAAATTAATGAAATTCTGTTTTAATTTGTCTCCAATTTTAACTGGCTCCAAATCTCCCATAACATCTTCTCCCAAGTGTCTAGCCTTGATCCTAATCAGCTTATGAGTTCCGAACTCTGGCCCTTCTTCAAGAATCTCGTCCATGGTTTTCTTTCTCAGAATAAACATGTGTGATGAAAATTGAATAATTCTGTCTGAGAGGCTAACAACGCTTTCATTGTCAACAATATCGTCGGATGATTTGTTATTAGTAATGCCAGTTCGATTACTCTGAACGCTGGTAAACATGCTAATCATTGGCTTCTTATCGAAAACAATATCTCGCTGAACGAATTTTTTAAATTTATCAACAATCTCGCCGACAACCTGCCACTCAGTAAGATTTCCGCCCAACTGACTTGTCGTTTTAATATAGTCGAAGGAGATAATCATTTTATTTCCCCGTCCAACTTGAGAATAATAGAACTTCTTGGCATAGGCAATCATTTCATCCGCCGACATTCCTGCCACGCTTTTGTAGAAGAATTTGTATCTTCCACTCTTAATGTCTGCCCAAACCTTCCTTACCTTCGCGATGATTTCTGGTCCAGCCTTGCGCCACTTTTGCTCCCTCAAAAGATGCATTGGAACGCCCGAATGCATCGCAACCTGTCTTTGCATCAATTCTTCCAAGCTCATTTCTCCGTTATCAAAATGAAGAACCGTAATGTTATACTTCGCTCCGACATAAGAGCAGTATTCCATTGCCAGAGTTGTTTTTCCCGATCCACTCCTGGAAGTAATAGTTGTGATATTTCCAGGAGAAACTAGCGATCCATAAATTTTATTAACAATTGGAAACGGCCCAAATAATTTTTCGTCACTGTTTTCCTCGTCTGTTTCAATGAAACTCTCCATGTGATCATAGATATTTACGGCCTCTTCTTCGCCGTTATCTGTTTCGCCCATTTCCGAGTTAATGTGCTTGTCTATGATTTTCTCAATATCAATAATAGAAGAGCTTCTGTCCAACTTTTGAAGTTCCTTGATTGCATCGCCCATTGCACCAATTAGTTTTCGGCGCTTGGAAATTTTCTTCAATTCTACGGCGGCTTTATAAACGGCCCCTTCTGCTACCTGACGCAAAGCAATCGACTCTACATATTGGCCGACACTCATTTCCTCATCAAACTTGATTCCAAGGCCCTCAAGTCTTTGGGCGATAATCGTGGCGTCAACATCTTCGCCTTTTTCTACGGCCTGCTTAATTAGTGAAAAAATGCTTCGGCGGAGAATCGAATCTTCGCTGTAAATATCTGCCTCTGAGAAAAACGGCTGGATTGTTAAGTATTCACTAGGCTTGCGAAGGAGGCCAGACAGTAGGTGGGTTTCTAGTTTTTGGTCGTAAATCATTAGTCGTTGTCTTGTTGCATTAGTTCCGCGATTCTTCCACCTTCGTCAAGCTTGTTTAGAGCATTTAGTTCATTTTCGGCCATTTTACGGAGAGTAAACGTTGTTGCTATGCTATCCGTGATTGTACGATGACATGGATAGCCTTTTTCGTCAAGGTAAAACAGCATGAAGCCTTGGTTTTTCTTGCCGTCTCCTGTTAGGGAAAAGAGCTTGTTGAGGAAGTTTTTGGGTATGTCGAAAGCCATGCGCTATATTAACGGTTATCAATAACCATTCTTGCTACAATTCAACGCCTCGCTCTGAAAAAAACTCGTAGGTCAACTCTTTCTCGTTTTGAATCCTAATTAGGGAAAATCCATTGATTTCGGCCCAATCTTCTTTTTTCAAATCTCTTTTAATTTGGCCGAGAAATTTAGACACTCTTGATCCATGAAAATGCTTAATGTATTTATGATGTTGAGCGCCGTCGAATTCAATAATTAACTTATCCGTAACATTTACAATATCAAAAGTCATTTTGCTACCCACAACTGGCATCTCCTCGAAAATGATTTTGCCATTCCAATATGGATACAAAAACTTCTTAAGAGCGGTCTGTCCTTTGGAGCGAGTTCCACCATTCCAGTCCACATAGTATCGGCGGGCATTTTTCAACACTTTTGGCCGCCCTTTTAAATCAAGGAAAGTCATTAACCGACCTCTACAATTTGCTTAACTTTTTGATAGAAGAAATTAAAGATTTGCTCGTTATCTTCGATTAGAGAATAAACGCCATTCAATCCTTGAATCTTTTCTGGAAGCTCTACGCCAGCAGATTTTGCCTCTTCAAGAATTTCCGAGTCAACCGCAAACCAACTGCCGCCTTTTGTGAGCATTTGGTAAGCAATCATAATGTCGGCCACTTCTTTGCTTTTCCAAACAGCAGAGCCAATCATTCCTTTTCTTACTGGATATTGGATTGTCATACCACTAACATCATTTGCGGATTTTCTGATTGCGACTTTTGCCCAAACTCCAAGGATTTTGTTGTTAACGGGGTCTGGCTTTTCCTTTTCTTTTTCAAGAATGTAATCACCGCCATATCTCGGTTGAAATTCCAAAACATAATCGCTTTGATGACTGATTGAAGAACCCCCAGAACTTGTTGTTTGGCGCGGAATATTAACGGCGTATGGGTCAAGCTTGATTTCGGCAGCATATTGACCAGTTACCATAAGTAATGCATCATAGTGACTTACGGGCAAAGCTAGCTGTCGGAATAGCAGCTTAGTGAGAAGAGGAACGCCTGCGACCTTCGGATTACCGTCAAAACCTTTTTCAAGGTCGGCTTTTAGGATTAGTCCGTCCATACTGTCAATAATTACGCAAATATGTTCGCCGTTTTCATAGCCATTCTTAATTGTGTCAAGAACGACTCTAGCTACTGTCTCAAATACATTACAGGAGAGCACGAAAACCGAACCATATTCCCATTCATCAACAGAATGAACGAATTTCATGCCTGTTCGGCGAATCATTTCTGGAGACAGTCGCCCCTCTGCCTTGACAAAGATTGTCTTGGATTTGGCCATGGTTTTCATGTAGTTTTCGGCGATGACGAAAGAGCACGAAGTTTTTCCCAATTCTGCACCTTTACCAACAAGACGAAGAACCATTCCGCTTCGAATTTTAATGGCCGAATCCAACAGAAGCGATCCAGTAGAAATCAACTTACTTTCGGCAAAAATGTCATTATATACATCGCCTTTTACATCTTTATCACTTAGAATATCTCTTAGTGCATCGCTAGATGATCGGGCGGTTTCTTTTGCTGATGAAATTACTTTTTTGATTGTTGCCATATATTAAGAACTTTTGTATTTTACTTTGCCGCCCCACATGTTGGGTTTTCGTTCGTCTCCTAATACGTTTAGGAGTTCTTCTTCTGTCAGAATTTTCGCGGCGAGTGTTTTGATTAGGTTGATGAAATTGCCGCTTTTGATTTCATCGGATGGAAATTCGCCCCATTCGCTGGAATTTTCCAAAATGGGTTCGTCAAGCATTTCGTCCAAAAATGCCAGTTTGGAAATAGTAATTGAAGATGATCCTTCGGTTTTAGTCATACTTTTGAAAATGCTTCCATAGACCATTCTTTGTTAGAGAGATTTGATCGTGGGTTGCTGATATAATAGTCCATCCTTGCTCAATTAAGTCATTGATTTCTTTCACAACAATATTTCCCTCAACGATTTCTTTTTCTCCACCAACAAGTCTTCGCCCGATTTTTCGCCCAAAAGTATTTCTTTTTGTTCTGGCGGCTCGTAGCAAAAAGCTCTGTATCTTCGGCGCAAATCATTCATTAAATCGTCGCAGAATAATAACGCTAGCGACTGCCATTTCTTGCTGTATTTCAGTTGATCTAAGAAGATAATCGGAAACAGTTCTTCTAACTTTTTGAGAATCGAGCATTCTTTAATTGTCCACAGTCTAATGTTTTGAGACGGCTTCTCAACAAGGCGCTCAATTAGCTTGAGTTTGTTGATTTTGGGAGGCTTGGGTTTGGTGGATTTTTTGCGGGCCATATTATTTTATGGGTAGAATTTCCATCCACTTCAATATCGGCAGCGCCATAAGAACAAGTCCCAACATCGCAAAATATAAAACCCCGAACCAAAGTTCCGACGCTTTCCAAGCCAAGAAACTGAATTCTGCTGCCCCATACAAAATAATCAAGCCAGATAAAAGAAGAAAAAATTCCATATGTTAAATCTCAATAATAGTATCCGCTGGCAATTTTACTGTTTTCCAAACTTTTTGGGCCGTTAGTTCTTTTTTGCAGATTAGTTTTAGAATCTCATTAGCTTCGGCCAATTCTTCTTCTGCCCTAGATTTAACCTTTTCGGCCTGCTTTTTTAGTTGTGCCACCGCCTCTTTGCCATTTGGCCAATAGTCAGAATGTTCTGAGTGGCGTTTTTGCTTCTTTTCCATGTCTTCCTGTCCCTCAAATAGGGCGGGAATTCGCTCCCATACGCTTTCTTTTGTGAAACGTGTTATTTCAACTTCGCGGATGGAGAGAAGTCTTGGATGGGTTAGATACCAAATCATATTATTGAGCGTATTCAACCTCCAGCAGTTTAAATTCTTCCTCACTTTCTGCCGCGCTGTAAATAGAGTCAAATTTATTTCCGCGAATTCCAATCCATGGGGCAACTAATCCGCATCCATTTTTGCTTAAAAGAACAAACTGTGTATCGTCAAGCGGGCGATACTTGAATCTTGTGCCAAGTGGTAAAAGTGATAATTTCATTTTTGATTGAGTCTCTTCTTTTTTAATGAAATTAGTTAAACTTGCTCTCAATAGCCTTCAAACACGCAATCGCCCGCTGTCCTTCTTGGACATTATAGTGTTTCGCGGCGTCTTGCAAATATTCTATAGCCAAAAGAGTTGATTCGGCCAATTCAAGCTGCCACCAGTTTGCGTTGGTTTGGATTTCTTTTTTAATCTCTTCTGTTGTCATAGACCCAATATTAATCGGGCCGATAGAAAAGTCAAGGATATTTTTCCCACATGTTGGGAATTTTGTATTCTCTCCCTTGTTCTTTTGCCAGCCAAAAATCAACCAAATGGCCCATATGATCTGGAAAGTTCATTCTATCTGGATTCCAGCCAAGCTCCTTTTGAGCCTTAGACGAATCTGCGATTAACCTGTGTACTTCATTTGGCCGTTTCAGGGACTCGTCAATTCGAACGTAATTTTGCCATTTTAATCCAACTCTATTAAACGCCTCATTTAAATAATCTTCTCCATGAAATGTTTTACCAGACCCAACCACATAATCGACAGGAGAAGAGTTTTGCAGCATTTTCCACATCATTTCAACGCCGAAATCCGACCAGTGTTCATCTCTATAAAAATTAAGATTGCCCAAAAATAATTCTTTTTGATTCCCAAGAGAAATGGCCGATGCTGCTTTTGCCACCTTTGCTACAAAAAAATCGTCGCTTCTATAAAAATTGGAATGGTTGAATAAAACTCCAAAACATGCGAAAAGTTGAGAGTCTAGAGATTCGCGGTAAAATTTAATCCACCCTCCTCCTAGTTGCTTGCCGAGACTGTATGGACTTTTTGGCATCCATGGCGTCTGTTCGTTAAATAGTGTTCCGCTTGGGACGTTTCCAGCCAATTCGCTAGTCAATGCTCCATAAACCTTTGTATCGCGGGAATATTCCCTTAAAGACTCAAGAAAATAATAATAGCTCTGTCCGTTTGCAGCTATAGAATACTCTCTTTGTTTAAATGAGTTTCCAACATGCGACATTGCTGCAATTAAATACAATTCGTCAATTTTGCCATGGTTTTCGATGACAGACTTGACGCATTCTCTCACAGAAGTTTGATCGGTAATATCACATGGTTCGAAATAAATCTTTTTCTTGTTCTTTTCTTCAATTTGAACTTCGCTGAACCAGTTTTTCTCGTTGAAAAGAGTGTTTCGGCGATAAGTTAGAACGATTTTATAATCCTTGTATTGGAGAAATCTTGCTAGGGATTTGGAATCCATAGCGTTTGCGCCTGTAATTAAAGCTGTCTTCATGTTCAACTATACTAACATGTCACCCCACGATGTTTCACAACCTCCGAAGCAATCGAGTTTGCATATCGAATAGCATAATCAATATCTCCTTTTTCTGAGTAAGAAACCACCAATGCGGCAAAAAATGAATCCCCCGCGCCAGATACGTCCTTAACTTCCACTTTATTAACGGCGAAATGTTTGTTTCCAAGATAGCAGCCATTTTCGCCCGCTGTATGGATGATTTTGCTATTTAATTCGGCGGAAAGAGGTAGTGAGTTTTTATACTCGTAGTCGTTGATTTTAATATATTTGGCCGATTTTGCGAAATTTTTGATTGGTTTTTTCGTGTCAATAAACACGCAAGAGTGATTTTCACAGATGAATTGAATGGTTTCTTCTGTTAGAAAGCCCTTGTTATAGTCGGAAATAGCTATGATTTTATAGAGAGAAAGCATCTCTTTGGAGATTTCCAAAGGTTCGAAAACATGCGGCGAATCAACTCTCATAAAGTGATGATTGCTCTTTTCGTCAACGAATCGCGTTTTCGTCACAAACTGCCAATTCTCATTTGTGAGAATATCGCAAGATTCTGGATCAAGTTTGTTGATGTTGCGATAAACATTGCCCGCCATTCCTGGGTTTTCTGTTTGCCGAAGAACGTTTAATACTGGAACTGGAACGTCTGGAGCTAGACGTTTTGCCTCGCAATAAACAAAAACATCTTTGCACGATTCGCCGATTACTAGAATTGGTTTCATTAGAATAGGCTTTTCTTTTCTACAATCATTGTTGGGCGAGAGCTTTTTGCCGCCCAACTATAAGCGTCAAGCAGTTCTTCGCTATTTTCAGGAACCAAAACGGGGAATTTAACCATTTGGCGGAATGTTTCCGTGAAATCCTGAGAATGTGTTGGGCCAGAATAGAACGGCCCACTATCTGCCACAACCGTTTTCAATACAACGGGACACTTGTATTCGCCGTGACTGGTTCTTTCAATGTGATTGAGGTGATTACCGATTGCGTCGGCGGCTACAAGCATAAAGTCGTGGCGCTCAAAATACACAACGGGCCGATAGCCTTCAAACGACATTCCAATAGCTAGTCCAACCATTAGATTTTCGGCCACTGGAGTTTCAATCTTTAAACTGTCTGGGACGTTTTTGAGTGTTCCCATAGCGTTGCCGTTTTTGACATTATAACCAATGAATACAGCGTTATTTTCGGCCAAATGTTCCATCGCCGCTCCAACAGCAGTCTTGTATGAAAGGCTCGCCAATTCGCTATTGTCAATCAAAAACTCTTCATCTTCCAGCTTTGGAAAGCAATCGTCGTCTGTGAATTTCTTTTGGCGGGAGATGTCAATCATGTCCGTTGTTCGGGCATGCGGCCAAGTGATTTTGTATTCGTATCGTCTTACACAACTTGGAAATTGCGGCTTGGTAGCTTTCCCCCAGCGTTCCTCTTTTGTGGTTTCAACAGAACGATTATTGTCTTCGATAATAAATGTGCATGGCAAATCATGACCCTCAACATATCGGGCCGCTTCATAGAGATGACCCGTATCTTCAATGCCGTCGCCAACAAAGCACCAGACTTTTTGCTTTGAGCCTTTCTTTTTCAAGGCTAGCGCAATGCCAGCAGCAATAGCTGGAGTTCCGCCAATAATGGCCGAGGTAAAGAAATTCCTCTTGCGGTCAAAAATAAACATCGACCTGCCATTCAGGATTTTTTGCTTCAATTCTTTCGGCGGAATTCCATGAAGAAGAGCGTGGTAATGGTTTCGATGAGTTGACAAAACATAATCACCGTCTTTGATTTCCTTGAAAATTTCAATCAACTGGTCTTCGTTGCCGCCAGAAAGGTGAAAAAGAAATGGTAGCTGGCAATCTCTGTAGAGATTTGCGATTTGGTTTTCGAAGTCGATTAGTTGTTGTTTAGTCATTGTGCAAAATGATTCTTCCGCAGTTTCCGCCTTTCAACATATTAACGGCGAGATTAATGTCTTTCATGGGAAAAGTGTTTGTGATGATGTTTTTAAAGCGTAATTTGCCGCTTACAAACATGGACGCATAGCGTGGAATATCCAAAAGTGGATTGGTTTTGCCGCCTTGTGTGGCAATGATTCTTTTGCCGCTTGTTCCAAAAAGGTTGGAATCTACCGCAAACGGAGTTTTTGGCTGTCCAACCATTACGAATCTTCCATTGTCGGCCAAAAGTTTTAGGGAGTCTTGAATCAATTCAGAGTGGCCCGTTGTGTCAAAGACAACGTCAAACTTATTCTCAAATAGGAAATTCTTTTCTTTCAAGTTAATGAATCTTGTAGCGCCGTTTGCTAGGGCGAGAATTCCCTTATCTTTAATATCGGCCACAACAATATCATTTGCTCCTACAAGATTCAACCCTTGGATTAGGTTCAACCCTAGTCCACCGCATCCTAAGACGAGAGCGTTTTCGCCGATTTTAACTTCCGCCTCATTGTTAATTGCTCCAAGAGCCGTTGTCATTCCACAACCAAGCAAAGAGCATAGTTCATTTGGGATTGCATAACCAACTGGCGTCAATCGGTTTTCAGAGCAGATGGAGTATTCGCCGATTGTTGTAACTTTGCCGCTAGAAATCTTCTTGCCGCGAAAAATGTATTCTGGGAACGGCGACTCAATTCCAGCTCCTTTCATCCAGTGCATCACAACCTTTTGGCCGATTTTTAAAGAAACGCCCTCTCCAACTCCTTCAACAATTCCGCATCCTTCGTGCCCCATTAAATGAGGAAGAAATTTTGCATTGCCTTTTAGTCCTGCAATTTCCATTAATTGAGCGCCGCACAATCCGCTGGTTAGGATTTTAACCTTAACTTGGCCGACTTTTAAAGGTGTCAATTCAACCTCTTCCCAAGAAAGAGGAGTGTTCAATTCTGTCAATACGGCGGATTTCATAGGATTAACCAGTTTTTCTTTAAGGATGGAAGCTGCCAATCAGGATTATCCCTAGAGTAGCGGTGAATATATAACGGAACTTTTGTATCAACGCTATCAATTAAAAACATAAAAGATGAATCAATAACATGAATTTCAGCGGCCAAATCTGCGATTCCAAGCCAATCAATCATTGAGAATCCTTCTAGCTTTTCAACTCGAACGATTGGAAGGTTGATTTTGGAAACATCAATTTTATATCCGCGAGACTCATCTTCGTGAACAAGGGCAAATTTTCTTGGAAGATTAAGCTTGTATGCTAGAGCGTCTTCCTTCTTAAATTCCCTGCAAACTTTGAAAGATTTCCATCGCGTAGAGAAATCTAGTCCGACTAAGTTGTAAAACTGTTGATCGAATTTTCCATTTGTTGGGCTTAATCGGTCAAATCCAACTGCCAGAATGTCTAAGCCTTCTGTTTTGTCTTTTCCGCGCAAAAATCTGTGGGCAAAATCGTCGTCTCCAACTAGCAAACAAACGTTCAAATCTCTATACATTTGACCAACCGTTTCAGCGTTTTGAGGCTTGCAAAACAAGGAAACATTATCATATTTCGCCGCCCATTCTCTGACTAATCCATTACAGATAAAGTGATCGCCCAACCCAAGATGATGATAAACTATCAAATTACTCATACTTCAAC